TCCCATTAAGAACCATTTCGCCCGTCCTTACGTTCGCAACCCTGTTGTCCGCACCAAGAGATGCCCCACTAAAGCCTCCGATAACACCACCTGTGGCAAAAGATGGCTTAGGTACAGATACTATCTTTGCCAGGTTGGCAGCACTAGCAACACCAACAAGGCCAGCGGCAACAAAGTTATATGGGTAGGGAACACTTTTTAGGGTCTTTTGAACTGCGGCTATACCATCAATCGTTGCCATGGATACGGCCGCGGCCTTGCCAACCATAAACAATTTACTTGATGACGATGATTGAAGGCTGGATATTATATTAATTGCATCTCTTGTTGCTGCTATCTCTTCCTTCTCTGAAGCTTTCTTGGCTGCCTTGGCTTTCTTTTTATTGTCAGCTTGCTTTTTTAAAGCCTTTTCTTTTTCTTTATTGACAACGCCTTCAAGTCTAATGGTTTCGGTTGCCAGTTCAGTGTCTCTTTGGAGTTGCCTTTCTTTCATTGCTATATCAAGATTATCTAACGCATCGGCCTTGGTGGCCGCTCGGGCAAGATCCCCTTCATTTTCCAGTAGCTTTATTTCTTTTCTTAGTTCTAACTGCTCTTTTCTTAACTCTAAATCATTCTCGGCCGCACCAACATTTAACTCGTGTTCTTTAGTCCTTAACTCTTGTCTCTTTAAAGAGAGTGAGTCCTCGATGGTCTTAATTCTTTCGGCGCGATCTTTCTCAAGCTTAACATCTTTATCTAGCTCATCTTGCCTGCTCTTGCTTTCATCGTTGCCTTTTTGCATTAGCCTTTGTCTTTCCATTTCAAGGCTGGTCTTTTCTAATATCTTATTGAATGCATCAAGTTCTTTTGTTTTGCTGTTGATTTGAAACTGAGAAAATATACCGCCATCTTCTTTAAGGTCTGATATTTCTTGCTTAAGACCAGCGGTGATCTTACTTAACCTGGTATACTGATCAATTGGCGGCTCTGTCTTAAAAGCATCATTAAGAACACCTATCGAAGTAGAAATTGCCGATATGGAAGCTGTTATAATCGGGGACTCGGTTACAAATGCCCCAAAGTTTTCTAACAGGTCTCCCCAGTTATTGCTTAGCTGGGTTACTCTGCCCGTAAATGTCACTGTTGCGTCAGAGGCTTGCCCTGCAAACTTCCTGGCAATAACGTCAATTGCTTCACCCGAAAGAAGTTGTTCTTTGGTCAATAGTCCAAGCTCAGCGACACTCTCGCCCAGCTCACCCTTGAGACCACCAAGGGTCTTAGTTATATTTCTGACCGCAGAAGTCATGTCCATGTTTAGAGCGGCGCTCATATCGGTTGCAGCTACAACAATTCTCTTTGACTGCTCTACTGTGGCACCCATTGATTGCGCAAAAGCAAGCTGCTTTAATATTGCCTCATCCCCAACTACGGTCACCTTTTGAAGTTGTGATGCGAACGCCTGTAGCTCTGAGCTTGTTTCGTCTGTGAATTGACCATTTTGTTTTAGGGCGGCATTTAGAGAGTTGATTGCCTCTTCCTGCTCTATAGCGGCACCTATCACTGCCTTAATTCCGCCTTTAACAAATCCGAAAGCGGCCGTTACCACATTGGCGGCAATGTTCCCTGCGAACACCTGAAATGTATCGCCTAGATTATCAAGTTTTTTTCTAAAGCCCTCGGCCCCCGAAGCCATGCCCTTGAATGCATTTGAAAGACCCGATGATTCGATAGCCTTAAACTTCTCGCTAGTTTGTTTTGTTTTTTTCTCTACCTGATCAAGACCTTTAGTGAGCCTTGTTAGGGCCGTGAGTGCCTTTTTTTCATCGGCTGAAATTTCAATAGATACTTCATTTCCTGCCATCGCCACTCTTCCTTGACTGGGTGCTAGTTTCATCTCTTACGATACAATCCATCATATCAAACATTTCCATGGTTTTGCACGGAGTGTTCATGTAAGAGGTGCCATGCGGTAGAATACCCTTGTCTTTAAATAAGGCATACGCACCAAGGAAGCCGGGAAAGGAAGCGTCCCTATAGTTCCCAACACACTTTAAGAATTTCAAGCCAATGCCTTGCATCTTAAAAACCCTTTCGCTAAGTATGTTAGGATCAAAGCAATCCTTTGCCACCCTTCTTTGATGGTTAGATTTAGCAATACACTCATCACATCTATAGGCTGGCTTTATTTGCGAGTAGTAAGAGCCTACCATCTTGGCGATATCGTATGCCGTCCACGTCTTAAAAAAAATTAAAAAAGATAAGATGGCCTCCATTAGTGGGGTTAGCCGTCCTTGATTGACGGCACTTGGTTTCCCACGTATTTAAATTCCACGCCTTTTAACTTCTTGCCAGTTACATAGTCAGTGATTTCCTTGGGAACGCCATTGTATAAGTGGGTGCTAGATATTATTAGCTCCGTACTTATTTCTGTGCTCATAATCCTGTCTATTGCATCGTCTTTAGCATAGCCGTCTGCGCCAAACTCAACGACAAGCTCAGAGCCATCAGGGTGTTCAAATCCCTTTAGGCCCTTAAGGCAATACTTAATCGTCATCACACAGGAGTCCATACCTCTTTGCTCTACACCGTTTTCAATGTTGGAGAGACCCGCTATCCGCATTCTCTCCTCATTCGTTAGTGGGCAAAGATAGATTGAAACATCTCCTATCTTAAGTTCGAACACATCTTTTTTTGAGTACGCAATCATATTAACTAAAGCTCATAAATAGACTATCGGAGCCACTATCCCTGTGTGCTTTCATAGTTATTTGATCTGTGAGTAAACCCTCTTGGTCACCCGCCAAAAACTCAGTTATCTTCGCCTGTGGGATGTAAAAAGCAAAGCTATTTTGAAACTCGCCCGCAGTTGAAGTTGGGTTATAAGCATAAGCAAATATCCCCGTGTCATCGTTGTCGTTATAGTCACTGAATCTAGCAACCGCATCATCAGCTTGGTATGGATTGATTTGGGCAGTAACAACTTGTTTGGTATGCCTTTGTCCAACCTTACCATTAGCGTTACATGCATCTAAGATTGCCGCCATTGTGTTTTCTACACTAAAGCTTAATGCCTGATATGAAACTGAAGTCCAAACACCACCGATCTTAATCCATGCACATGCACTTAGAGCAACCGGGGGAAGAGTTGTTTCATAACTTGGTGTGGCCGCGGGGCCTGCGACAGACTTAACAACATCTAGTCCCATTGAGCTAAATGAAAAGTTAGGCACTCCGCCAGTCTCCCATCCACTCAAAGATCCAGACGCCATCTTGCATCCGGCTACTGCGTTTCTAACATTTCCACCCTCAACCCATTCAGCACTAAATGATGGTGCGCTGCCAAGGTTGTTATAATAAGTTGTTAACTGTGCGACAACCACATTATCCGAAGGGGCACCGTTGTCCAGGGCAAAGGCAAGCGTAATAGAAGTGTTCGTTACTATGGCCGAAACAGGTCTAACCTCATAAGCGCCATCTTCTTTAACTAGCACTAGGTCTCCGACCGCAAATGCCGATGTGCTCGCAAAGATAAGAGACGTTGAAGTATTAGATGATCCGGTTGTTTGGTCAGAAGTGATTTGCCTTCTACCACCCATCAATGATTGCAATGAAGCATCAAGGTCTTGAGGAGCATCGCCCTCGGTAGTAGCGGCCAGAACTTCAATTGAGTATTCTAGGTTAGCTGTTTTGATTCCTATTCTTGACGCCTCTTCCTCAAGGGTTGAGCTTAGGATGTCTCTATCGATAGTTGTTCTTTCTAAGTTAACGCTCGCGCCATCGGCAAGAGGTCTTACATAGTCCCCGGCCTCAGCAGCAGCATATGTTCCCTCTGTTGCTTCGATGTTTAGGGCAAGCGTTGACTCGTTTTTGATATTAAATCCCATCCATCACTCCTTTGATATAATAGGCTAAAAAGCTTCTCTATATGTTACGGGAAAATTCCCTCTTAATGTTATTAGATTATTATCTGTCAAAATTTCCGGTTCGTCCAAGTCGGGGGCATCAATCTTTATAATTATCGCGGGAAGATTTGCTTTGTTTTGAAGAAACTCTTTGATTAACTCGCTCATCTTATCGTAGAGGTCTGATATCTTGGAATTTAGATCTGTCTCATCTGACCTATCCACATAATCCCTCATCAGTATCACCTGGAAGCCATGAGTCAATGTGTAGTTTTTTAGTATACCGTTTCCGTTGGAAGCACTAAGCGGGAGCACGCCATACTTTTCGTCGTTATTGCGACCATTGTTTTGAGCAACATCCCATTTATATGTCAGAGCTTCCCAGTTTCCGCCAAGGGTTACGCCTATCTCTGTTTCCATTGCTGTTACAATTTGACTTACAATATTTGCCATTATCGCCTCAGTAGTCTACTTGAGAAGGTGTGTTGCTGTTCACCTACGTCTTTTTCGCCATCGTCATCATAGTCAAGCTCAAGAAAATAAAGGTCTATCGAGCTGTTGTATTTTGACTCATACATCTTTGCTTTTACAGAATAGATGTCGTCGGTCTCATCTGACAATGCCGTGTATATTTTGGAAAGCGCCAAGTAGGTGGACGCCATACGAATTTCTTCTACATCGAGTAAGTCGAACGCGTCCAACTTCTTTAGTATGCCAGAGTTTAAATTGCGTATGACCCGTCCATCCTTTCTTAGCTTTTGAATTATCTCATCTCTTGCTGCCACGTGACTGAGTATGTGGCTTGGTTGTCCTGATGCCAAAAACCTAGAGCCTACTATTTCGGCCATCTCTTTTTTGAGATCTTGGTCATCACTGAATACAATATTCAATCCCTGGAATACTGTGGCACTGTGAGTGACGCTTGGTCTTAGTCTTATCCAGTGAAGAGTCTCGCTGTTAACCTCAACAGATTTCTGGTCAGCAAGGTTTCTATTCCACCGCATAAACCCGGATCTAGTAAGCGACTTTGTTTCATCGTAAAAATTGGTAACGCTTGCCCATGTAGTTCCGTTGTAATACTGGGCAACAAGCGATCCATCGTTGGTATTGGCCGTTGCTGCTTCAAAATAGAGCGCATTGATTGGCTTGTAGTATCCGATATATAAATAGTCATCATCCGCACTAAGGGTCATTGTAAATGTATCCCTTGCATAATCGAGAGCTTCATTTGAATAGTCAGCAAAGCTCGCGTTGTCATCATGAAATATTGTGAGCTTGTTTTTGATCTTTAACATTTAAACCTCTTTTAGTTCACGTAATCTATGTACTCAAATGAAGCGGTCGAGATAGTGTTATCATCCGACACGAATACTATTCTCCACTTCATGTGGGTCTTTGCTGGCAATGAACCTGAGTCTTGTTGACACTTGTTTATTCATAATCAAAAAGGGGGCCTAAGCCCCCAATCCTCTTTAGGCTTTTCCACCCAATAGATACATTACATAAAATCGAACTTTACCGGCAGTTAAATCAGCAGTACCGATAGTAACAGAGAAGTCTCTCTTGTTAGCAGCATCGGCATGATAATAGATAGCATGGTCGTTAGTGTCGTCCCATAAAAGGGAAGCAGCGTTATCCCATCCGTTATTAACTACATCGGCAGCCAATGAAGCTTCAGCGATTGCCGTACCGGAATAACCAGCAGTAGAGGCACTGTTGCCCCATGCCAAAGTTGAGGAGTCTCCCTCAACTGCAGTCATAACTTCCGAACAAACACTTGTAACTATCGCGTTGTCTGGAAGGGAGGCGTAACCAGCCTTAGAAGAGAGGCTAATGGCCCCAGTAGCTCCACCGTCCTCAGAGAAATCATAGATGTACTCTTGTACATGTAGACCGTCATTTTTAAACATATTTAACTCCTTTTAAACTATTTAAACATTCTACGAATAAAACAAATTACGACAATTGAACAACTCTTTTATTGTCTAATTGCTTAAGACCAAAGAGAAGGTCAACGTTAACCCTAGAAGCTCTCTTGCCATCAACACCCAAATCATAAACCGAGATGCTTAGTTGATCTTGAACTGCCATTGTTAAAAAGCTTGGGTGAAATAAGTAAGAAGTATTACCTAGAACACTTGTCCACATTGGCTCAAAGCCAAGGATAGGAGTAGCAAACTCTGCAGTAGCAAGAGGTGAACCAGCAGGAACAAAGTCACGTGATGTAAACCCTGTTATGTTGAACAAGTCGTTAGACTGAGCAACGCCAGAAATCATCTTACGATCCATTTCGGGAACATCTTGAGAGTCAAGCAATTCTTTTGCTTCAAGAATATCGGCCAGTGCCAATGTGGTTCCTGAGTCAAATGATATTTGATGATCTGGTGAAGATGCACTTGGAACGATTGCAGCGATAACAAGAGCTTGCATTTTCTTTTGAATAGCATAAACGGCCTTATCTCTAAGGTCATCCATGAAGGGAAGAGATTGCAATTGAGCACGCTTTGAAACTATAAAATCTTTTGCAATTCTTTGATTGATTGTTAATTGTTGTCCTGTAAGAGTAACACTTTCAGCATCATTTCTGGCGCCTTCGGCAATTACATCACCAAGAGAAAACTCAGGAACGCTGGAGATATTTACGATATCGCCAAGGTCATTGATTTCACCCTCGTAATTTTTGTCTACAGAATCCATGAATGGAAGTTTAGCGAGTAGCACTTCGTAAAAACGAGCACTCCACACTTCTGGCACAATTACTGTTGACTCAGTTGTGCTAATAATTTGATCAGCCATTTCCTCTCTCCTTGAGAATTAGTTTATTCTTTTGTGAAAGCTTGCCGATGTAATCAGCGTAGGCCTTCGGGTTTTCTTTTTGTAGCTTTAAGATTTCGCCTGCAGAAAGAACCTTTTCACTCATGTTTGCTGATGGGTTTCCGTTGTTAATGTTGTGAGTTCCTTTCTTGCCTCTAAAGTAAGGGTTTTCATTTAGAAAGTTTTCCACATATTCAGATGCACCAAGTACGTTAATATTCCCAGTACTGGTGGTCTCAACCATCACACCATCTAATTCAGATTGTCTTAAAAACTTAAGCATTCCTGGCTCAACGCCACGAGACAGAGCTTCCTTTTCGACCGCACCAAACTTCTTGTCGTTAACCAAAGCCTCTTGTAATCCAGAGTACTTTTGTTTCCATTGAGTAGCTTCCTCTTCTTTTTTAGAGGCGTACGTTTTCCAGTCATTCTGCTCTTTCATTTTCTCCTCGTCTTTTACTTTAAGCTGCTCTTGCAGGCTTTGAAGTTGTTGACTTAGATTGTTTTTCTCTTGCTTAACCTTAAAGAAATCTTTCTTAAAGTCTTCAAGTACATTAGATTGATCATTCTCTGGCACTGCCTGAGTTGGGTTTTCCACAGGATTACCCGGTTGACCTTCTTGTTCTTGCCCATCTTCATGAGTTTTCATGCGCTCTCCTTAGTTATTGGTACGACCAATTGCCACCCTAGTACAACTTAGATGGACTTCTTAACTGCCTTTCTCAATATTTTAACTATTTTATTCATGATGTCACTTTTAAAAGTCTCGCCCCTTTTGGTTGGAAGCAATCTTCTAATAACTTTACCTCTTCCCGCGCCCTTACTGTTGTGAAAGATTGCAGGCTTTTTGTATTTAAAAAACACACTGAGCGAGCCTTTGCCCCTTTTTTGTTTCGCAGTTAAAGACTCAAGCATTCTGCCTTCTCCGACCATGTCAACAGGTTGCTTTCTTCCCTTTTTCTTGGCGTATCCGTCTGAGTATTTCTTGTATCTGTTATGGCCCTTTACTGGAGAGATACCGCTAACAATCTTCTCAACGATTACATCAACAATGTCTCGCTTTAGCTCTTTTTGAAAGTTTTTCTTAATGTTGGGAACCAACCTATTTAAGTTCTTAATAGTGGCATCAATCCCAGTTGTTTTAATCCGCATTTCTAATAATCTCATTAATGGCACTGATGATACTCTTGTTAAAGGTTGAGTATTTTCCTGACTTTTCGTCATCTGGTAGAAATGTTCTACGCGGAACGGTGTCCCCGGTGTTGTGATTATATGCCTTACGCTTCTCTGTGCTATCTGTTATTGCAAACTCTATTGCGCTCCTTTTAAATCTGGTGTCAATTGCGCTAATCATTTCATCGTTTAAATGCAGGTCTGCCGATCCGCCCTTGCCCATTGCTTTTTTCCTCTTGGCATACAATGGGTCAAGCGGTTCAAAGCCGCTGCCCGTAACGGGGGAAATCCCCGCTTGGGTCTGGCTTTCAATTTCAGTAAGTATAAGATCCGCTATCTTTCTTTTAAGGGTCGGTCGACTCTTCTTGCCCTCCAGCTCCTTGCTCAGATCCAGGTAATAGCTGATTTTTCTCTTTCTTATTGGCATTAAACATCCCCGCTTGGCGACTTAGTTTTTCTTCCATGATTTTCAATAGTTTTTCTTCTGCTTGCTCTTGAGTCAAGTCTGGATTATCGAGCATAACAAGCTCGACCATAGTGTTTATTCCTAGGTCTTTTTTCATCTTTATGATCTCAAGTTTTTCTTTTTCGCCCATAAACTGTTGGGTTGCTCCAAACTTGATCGAATACTTGTAGTCATTTAGGAGAGAAACGTCTTGAAAGCTAACCGATTCATCAAGGCCGTTTTGACGGTCATAATACCTAAGCCAAGACAAAACCTTTTGAATGATAACTGGCTCTCTATCAGAATAAAGCTCTTGCTCATCTTCAATGGCGCTCATGGGCTCGGCCTGCTGAATAAGCTCGTGTACTCCACTGGACGCGCTATTGCCGTCTAGCTTCCCGTGAATTGCGCCTGTCCCAAGATCATTGGTCGATAACAACAGGGCAATGTATTGCTCTACAGTTGTTAGTACTTGGTCAATGAGAACCGTGTTTGAAGCAAACCCAATGGTTGGGGTTGGATCTCCCTCGCTTAACTCTCCAGTAATTGCATGATTAGGCCCCAGCCTTACTGACTTGGGGGCATCTTTCCCAAAGTAATAGAAGATGCCAGACCCATGAAGTTTTTGGGCAAAGTAAAGGTCGGATAAAATTACGTTAATAAGAATAGTGCCATCAACTAAATCCTCTCCACCTAGTGCCCAGTAAGACCCGTCCTGGTCTTTGTTAAAAGAAACAAAAGGTAGCTCTTCAATTGGATTGTCAGCGCCCTCTGGGGACTTGCTTGTAATGGCCGCGCCCTTGGCGTCTGTCGTGAAATGGAATTTCTTTGACCACCATATGTATTCTTTTGAATCTTTCCCGGCGTCCCCGGGTGAGTCAGCAATGGTTTGATCTTTACCATCCCCACCTCTAAACGATGCGTCACTATTTCCAAAACCTCTCTCGCCTGGGGAATAACTAGCTCTTACTTGCCCGCCAGTGAAGGTTGAGAGAATTATGACTCTCTCTTTTTCTGGGCATTGTGAGTCCTCGATAACATCATATAAGTGAGGAGGTAGGATACTTAGGCGTACATACCAATCATCTGTTTCTGGCTCTTGAATTGGCTGTATATAGACCATGCAGTTTTTAAATAGCTCCACATAGCGATTAACTTTTTTCATGACAACATTTAGATTGTAGTAATCAACAAGCTCATCAAGCCCGGCCTGTTCGTCTTCAATAATGGCCGCGCGAGATGGGTTAGACTTATAAACCCTGGCCTTCTTTTGTGTTATTTTCTTGGTGATATTTATGGCCGCCGTCCTAGGTTCCATTTCGACAACCGTCTCAGCTTGAAGCTCTCTGGTGAGCTGCTCGATTACATACTTCTTTACAAAATCCTTGTATATCTCCCATCTTTTATAAGAGTCTCTTTTGCGTTGGACATTCTCGGCCCCCTCGATCTCATCGATTACGCCTTTTCTCATATCCTGATTTAAGATTTCTTCTTCCTTGAAAATTCTCATTGTCACCTACTAAGCAAATTTAGATTGATTGTATGCCTTTTTGGCACTATTAAATGGATTAAGTGTTCTAAATAGTCCATATGTCGCTGCGTCCGAGATGTGCGTTAGCATGGGATCAGAATCGTCTACCATGTTTGTGCTGTTTTTATAAGACACTCTTTCAAAGTCCCTTATTAATGCCTTGCAATTACTATCTATGATAATCTTATCTTTTTCAAAAAGCCAGTTAGTTACGTTGTATCTGTCAACTCTAAATGGATTTCTTGCCGCATCAATCTTAAATCCGCAATCCTTAATGATTTGAAGGTCAGATTTGTTTGCATTGGTGGTTGATTTCTTACCCGTTGAGTCAGGTACAAAGGTGACGCCATCAGTCCCGTATTTCATCTTGATTATATTACAGACCTCTTCGGTGTTTGACTGTCTATCCTCAATGAATACCTCATCAAAAAAGTTTGCATTGCCGTCTATAACCTGAAAAATGGCCGCTGACATAGGCCTTACGTTGAAATCCATTCCAACCCATATAGGATAAACAGGATTGTGACCAATATCTTTAACATGAGTATCGCGCTTGAACGCATAATAGATACCCCCTTCAGTTATATTTAATCTCTGCGCAAGAACCTCTTGCTTGAACATTCGATCACTATAACTCTCCTTGAGTGAGGATAAAAACTCATCTGAAAGAGTTGGGTTTTCATAGCTGCTCGCGTTTATCACGGGGCCTATGTTCTTGACATAAAAATCTTCGTAAATGTGATTGTATCCATAAGGCGAAGATGTAAATCTTAATAACTCTGGGCCTACCCTTACCCTCCCCCTTAAAGCCTTAACGGCATCAGCCTTCCAAAAGTCAACCTCATCTCCCCACGCACCAGAATAGTTACCTGAGCGGAAAGCCGTGTCGTAATTAACCGCAGAGTGCCCAAATATCCTGGCGTTGCTTTTAAAGAAATGATAAACGATTGGAGAGCCATTGGTTTTAGAATAATCAACACCTCTCTCTAGGCCGAACACGGTATTAAGATAGTGCTCAAACTCCCTGTCTACAGAAGTTTTTAGCTGCTTATAATCCCTTGCTGCCATAATCCAATTAGAATTTAAATACTTCTGTGTTTGAACGGCCAGCCATATAGATGCAACCCTGGATTTCCCGTAACCAATCCCGGCCTCCAGTAAAGCCTCTCTTGACTTAAGCTTATAAAACTCAAGCTGTTTTGAGAATAATTTAATCCTCTGATTCTTCAAAGTCCACAACCTCGAATGCGGCCGAAACATTAACATCTGCCTCAATTCTTTTGTTCTCGCCATACGTCTTGTAGAAGCGAGTCTTAAGCGCAAATATGAGGCATGAAGTATCGATATCTTTTACGTTAATTTCGTTGAATGTTTTCCCACTTACCTTTGCTATTAATCTTTGTTCAAAGAACTTTTGTGCGTGCCCGAATGCAACGTACTTAGCTTGTTTCCATTCTTCGTGTCGCCCCTCCCAGTCATACATAGTCGAGACCCCACACCCTATTTCTGCCCCAAAGGTCTCATAACTCATACCTTTTTTCATGTGTTCTATTAGGCGCTGGCAATATTCTGGCTTATATTTTGATGGTAATGTCATTAATACTCTCCGGTTTTGGTTTATTTGCCATAGAGCGCTTTGGCCGCCGCTCTGTTCACATATAATTTTTCGATTTTAACAACATTCTCTTTCTTGGCTGCAAGTAGAGACCTTTTTTTAATACACTTAATAAGCCTAAACCTTTTATCGTCTATATTATATTCCGATATAAATACTGGACAAGTCTGGTTATCTGCCCAATCCAAAAATGATTCCGTGTCAAACATTTTATTCCCGTCATATTTTTCTGTTCCCTTATAGGGCGGGTCGCAATATATAACAGAAGAGCCTTTTATTTCTACGTCCTCGTAGCTCTTAGAAGTAAGCTGGAGTTGCTGGAGTTGCTCTAGTTGCTGGAGTTGCTCGAGGTCACATCTCCCCCCCCTTCAAATACCTTATTCTATTTTTTGCGTGCAGCCTTCTGGCCTTAACATTATCCTCACCCCTAAACTCGCTTGTCCCAAAGAATTCCTTGGCGAATCCGTCAAACTTATTAAACACAACTGCATTGTGAAGAGATTTCTTGCTGGCCTCTATTTCTTTGGAGAACATATAGTCTTTCCCGTTATTTCCAAAACTCCAAATCATTTTAATGTATGGGTCATCAATTCTACTAAAAAACATTTCCCTGGTTATAAACTCGGGCTTAAATTTATCATAGTTGTATTTTCCAGAAATCGCAGATGTAATTAAGTCAGTCATTCCGCTTCTAGGCTCATTGTAAAAAAACTTTTTGTAATGACTACTTCTATGCAAAAGCATGAAATGGGTAACCGAAAACCCTCCACCGAATAAGTCATAAAAGTTGTCGGCCCTTGGGAATAGTGTGCATATTTCTTTTAGTATTTTTGATTTAGAGCCCATGTATGGAATGCCATAATTCATAAAACCCTAACCAGATAGCCTTTGTGGGAAAGGTCGTCGTGAAAATCTCTCATATCCATTTCATTGTCAAACTTAACCGAGACCTCATACTTCGGGGGCTTATCGCTCATGTCTACGAGATCATCTAGCTCGTGCTTTTCCATGGGCTCCACGCAAAAATCCTTCATTCCCAACATATCAATGTCTAAGTCTGGGCCTAGGTCTAAAAAAACTTGATTGATTTGAGATAGGTCAAGCGTGGCCCATCCAGATATAGCATTATCTGCGACGATATCAGCATACTCCTGCGCCTCATCCTCATAGTCCTGATAGTCCACAGGAGCACTCTCCCACTTTAGCACTCTCAGTGCGGCCAGTCTTCCGTGCCCCTTTGTTATAAAGCCCGTCTTTTTGGAAACGACAATCGGAGATCTCATTCCCTGATAGTCTATTATTTCCGCAAGCCTTTTAATCTGCTCATCTGGGTGAGTGTTCGGATTTTTTGGATGCTCTGTTAGTTTATGAAGAGCAACCATATCGGTGTAAGCGCATCTTATGTTGGTCACTTATTGCCCCTCCCATGAAGTGCTCTTGTCAACTTCAAGCACGTCTTGGGCCATGTCGGTTCTGAGTTTTCCCTGCTCAATACCTCTGTTTTGAGACCCCATAACGGCCATCTCTCTTTGCTTTAAGGCGGCCATGCAAAACATGTTAGTCATATCTTGAACCAATCTTTTAAAGTCTGTTTTTTTAAGAGCGTGCTGCGCCTCTTTTATTTGACCAGTAAGGTTGTCTATGAAGTTGTGTTTATTGTCGTGACTTAAAAAGAAGTACCTAATTTCGCGCTTTTCCTTAAAGACATCTTTAATGTGATGATCTACGGCCGCTTCGATAAGTTCTTTCACTTTTAGGCCCTATCAAGTTGGCTTAAAGCTGCCATAATCTTTGGATCGGCCTTTTTAATGTCTATAACCTCTGACCTAATGTATGAAATCTCGTGAGTATGTTCATCAAAATCACACTCTTGGTCTTCGATTACATATCTCGGAAACTGAGCATTGCCCTTGTTAACCCGAGTCTTTCGCATTGGGCGGCTACATTCTGCAATAAAGTCACCGTCATCATTTAACTCATAGGTGACCTTGTGAAAGTGGTTGCCAACTGGGGCAGAGTTTTCCTGCTTGCGTCCCTTGTTATCGATAGTGTGGAAGAAATGAGAGTGCTCCATGTGCTCGTACACGGGCATATTTGGATTAATGGAACCATTCTTTTTCATGTTTGCCACTTCTAATTTAAATAGATCGTGGTTAACCCTGGTCTCGCCCTTAAATACTCTGTTTGCTTTTTTAACAACCTGCTTGGTCGTCATATTAGACTTGCTCGCTTTAGCGGCTTTGGATTCGTCCTGCATGATAATCTCCTTGGACATTCGAATTTCCTAGATTATTAATCATGCAACCACTTGGCGTCAAGCCTATACCAGCCATTGTTAAGTAACCATTTTTCGACATGGGGATTCTTTTCGATAAATCTATTCATCCCGCGATGGACTTTTCCGTGACAAGGAATGCATAGACTCATTAGGTTGTGCGCCTCATCGGTGCCACCAGAGCCTCTTGTTTTGACATGGTGATAACACCTTTGCATTGACTGAGTTCTACAAGCTAGACATGGTTCAAAGGATTGATAGCTCAAGTGGCCCCCGCATTCACAGGGAACCACAAGGAGCTTTCATCCATGAATACTCTGTAGACGTTATGGATAATAAATAATCTCAATTAAATGATGTGCGGTCAAACAGGAAAGGGGCGATTGCCCCTGGCCTATTTATGAAACCTGCCAAGATAAGACAGATATTAAGGTAAAATATATTCAATGAACCAGTTAATTGCCCCGGCCGTAATCCCTGTTGCTCCAGAGCCAACGGTCATTGTTAGCGAGCATCCACTAGAATCAACAAGAACCATTGCTGAAGATGCACCCGATGCATTCCCTTCTAGTAACGAGCCTGTTGCTCTGTCTGTTAGGTCTAGGGCCGTGTCGAGAGCACCAGTTGAATCACAATCCAACGATAAAGTATTGTCTGAAGCAGATACAATCTGAGTGGCAATGTGCGCGTAGTTTCTAACTACAATTGCATTTGCTGGCAAAGTCTTATTTAAGGAGATAACCGTTGATGCTGCCTGAGTAGCGCTAAAAGTATAAGGGGCCTTTACGACAATTCTACGAGTGTCCTCAATGGCGCTAAACCTTGCTTCCTCTTCTACATTATAAGGTATTGCTGAAAACACTGATGCACAAGCAATTAGCCCTATTAAAACGATAAACTTTTTCATTCTTGCTCCTGTTTTTATTTTAAAATTGATTACAACAATTAAAGATTAGGCTAAAAAGAACGCCTTGAGCAAGCAGAAATGCTCACTAAAGCAAGAAATGCCATGGCCGGAATATGAAACGTAAACATGCTCATGGAAGCTACTAGAATCCCGATAAAACAAGCATAGTATTTTAGTATGTCTTCATCTTGAATGTAAACTCTTCGCATATTAATAAACAAAAACACTCCAGCAACAAGTACCCCCATAAGCCCAAAGCAATAATAGACCCACATAATCTCATTGTGGGGATGGCTGAAAATCTGTCTCATGGGCTCTCTTTTTTCTATGTACTTACGCCCAAGAATAAATTACTTACTACCTATCTTGATCTTAGCTGTCTTTAGTTTGGCATTCTCTTTGAACATCTTCTTAAGCCTGTTCATCTCAACGTCCATGCCTGGGTTATATTCCCTATAGCTACCAAGACCTACGCCAGACAGGGGGCGGACATTATCGACCACAACATTTTTCCATGCCTGTGCCCTTTCCCCTAAGTACATATGGTTAGTTCTATCAAATCCTGTTGATCCGATAAGGGCAGCAATGGTTGATAAAGTGACAACCACTATAGCAACGCGCACGCTTCTATCTTCAATTGTTCGCATAAAAAACATAACCACCATTAAACCAAATACAATGCCAGCGGTTGCCGATCCAGACATGTAGACACATAGCCCACAAAAAGCGCAAGCAATCCAGTCCGAGTATGATTTTGGTGACATAAAGAATACTGAGATGCATGCCATAAATATCCCAGTATAGGTCGAATTTAGTAACGGCCCCGTAAAGGGTAACTTGTCCACGTTCGAGGCTGTCGTACCCCCTAGGAATGCTTTAGAGCTATTGGCATATGGGATATACCCAAATGGGTTTTCCACAAAATAGTCATACATACAGTATGCGATTGAAATCCATGCGATGCATTTAATCGAGCTAATAAATTCGTGCTCCCATGCATTTGATGATCTTGCTAGCGACCAGTATATGAAACATGCGCTAACAATATTAATTAGCTTTATAAAGTAAGATATATTGAGCGTTGTGCAGCTTAATATGCTTCCGATAACGATCATTAAAATAGTCGCTCTTTGCCAGTTAAGATATTTATCTTTCTCAAAACTAACTTTACCGACCAGGGTTAATGCCATTGCCGCTACTGGAAATATAAGCGCTCTGGACACACTTATGTCTGATAGTGTTGATACGTAGAAACATGTATAAAGAAACGTAATTGTTAGTATTGATTGCAATCTATTGCCAGGCATTAGCTATGCATATCATAACGTAAGAGAGGGTGATGATTATGGAGGTTGAAACTATTCGCATCCACCAGATATCAAAATCAATCTTAGGCCCTAGAAAGAAACCCCTTATTCTTCTCATACATACCTCTTAATTGATTAGTATTTCCAATATCTCATACATGATACAAAGCCCAGGAATCGAGACAATTACTGCAAATATGGTAAATAATACATCCTCTTTTTTCTGTGGACTCATTGTAATCTAATAGAATTGGGTGCTGGGTTTGTCAAGCGTGTGAAGATTCTTTCATTTAACTTAAGGTTTTCAATTGCGAAACACATTCTCTTTCTGTTCGCACCCTTCCAAGTCTTGTTTTCCATGATTGCGATCTCTCTTTTAAGCTCTTCAATCCTGTTGGCAAGTATTTCTAGCGGGGTTTTCCTTGGGTTATAGAGGTTTTCCATTAAGTCCATGTGAGTATTATAAGCAGTTATTAACAATTATTGCATCCTATTTTAATTTAGTTCTTTACACATGGAATATACGGCCATATAAACTGCGCACTTATCAAGGATCGAACCTCACTGGCACGGCTGCCGCACTACACAAGAGGTTTATAAAATGGACTATAATTACGCACAGCTTGAGCTTATGTTTCAGATCACTATTGATCTCGATCAAGAGCTCATTAAAAGAGAGCTAACCAAAGACTCAACTCCATGGTGTTTTAGCGCTGATATTCGAGACCGGATGTTTGAGATGTTCAAGTCTCTACATGCGAAAAGATCTGGGCTCTCAGACTCTAGTGTGCTCTGGTTGACGAGAATAGCTAATCATTACAGGCGCTATAGGCTCGTGACCCAGCGGCAGTTTGGTGTCTTGTCTAACCTATATGAGAAAAATTCATAGTCTCATCGAGCTACGCTAGCGCTAGGCTTTTAAGAGGGTAAAATAACGCAGATAGTACTTCGAGCGTCACGAAGTGACGATTGATGTCTATCAAAGTTACCCGCGTGACTTATTTTTAAGAGGTGCTAGCTTAATATTTGGGTGCAAGATTCCAATACTACTATGGTAATATTAGAGGTTTGGGATAACGATCTGGCTTTATTTTAAGTTTTCGCCAGTCTATGTAGATTGATTAGAGGGCACTTATCCCTTTTCATCCAATTAGGCCTTCGGCACGGAACTTAATGGGTCGACTCCGTGTAGTATCAGCTTTACGCTTCCCGCTACCCTACTCGCCATTGCTCTATTCACCCACCACGGGTTACATGAGCTAAGTGTTTAAAGGCTATTTAACCGTCCTAACTGTTTATCTTTTTGATAATCAGTTATGGGCTAAACTTAATGAAACTTAAATACGAGGAGTGTAAACTAGTACGAGACACGGCCCGTTAATTAGTACGAGACGCGAACTGTTAATTAGTACTAACTTGGTATTAACTTTTAAGGTAGACTTCTTTCATCCAGAAAGCCTTTTGCGTGATATCTTGTGCCCCATGTTGACATAGCTTGGTTATATCTTGCCCCTCTATCACAGTGACACGCGAAGCTATAGGCGGTTACTTCACCCTCTTTCCATTTAGAAACCATTCCAATGTTGTGACAGTGACGGCAATCAGGTAGCTCCTCGTTATCTTTTTTAACCATGCCAATTGATTTGGATGCAGTCATCATGTCGGCTATTGAGGGAAGTCTTTGAGCGGTCTTGATCATGTAGTTTACAAGGTCTTTTATCTGCTTTGGAGATAGGTATTTAAGTTTGTCAGAGTAAACCGGGAGTCTTTCCATAGACCTAGCTCCGAAAGCGTCAAACAGCTCTCTTAATGCTTCCT